GCGTGTGTTATTCACCTTGACATTAATCACGCCGATATTATTGACTTCGTGCAAGTCAAAAGAGAAGAACTCCCATGGGTTAAAAGATGTGTTGACCTCACCTCAGAACTCTGGACTAATTCAGAAGCTCGAGTCAAGGAAGCGATTATTAGAGGAATTGCAAGAGGAGACATTTGGTTATCAAAAATAAAATATGACAACAATGGCAACAGGATCAGAAGCAACGTCTGTCTTGAGGTTTACTTGCCCTCACGTGGGACGTGTCTCTTACAACACATCAATCTCGGTGCCTGTCGCATCGGCGACTTACGCCCGGCTTTCCGTGACGGCATGTCCGAGCTGTGCAGTCTCCATGGCAGGACAGGTGTTGGAGAATCTGGAGAGTACCTTAAACCAGAAGATGACAGACAAGTAGGACTAGGAGTATTAGGATTAGCTAATTTCCTAGCAAACAACAGGATTACGTATGCCGAGTTTGGTAAGGCACTAGAAGCATGTAACAATGCTGAGCCTTACGAAGGTTACGCGGGATTAGCTGCACGTGAGCTCTTCCTCGGCATACAACAGGCAGCTAACATAGCACGTGAGAACAACATGGAACGAGCATTCGCGATAGCTCCTACCGCCAGTTGTTCTTACAGGAGTAGAGACATTCATGGCTTTACTTCAACACCAGAAATAGCACCACCAATTAGTCGAGTAGTCGACAGGGATTCAGGTGAGTTTGGTGTAGAACAGGTAAAATATGGCGATGTTGAAATCGCATCCGAAGTTGGATGGGAGAGTTATAAACAAGTAGCAGATCAGATAATGATTATGCTAAATAGAACAGGATTGCTTCATGGCTATAGCTTCAACAGTTGGAGCGACATGGTGACTTACGATGAGGCATTTATAGAAGAGTGGTTACTCAGTCCACAGACTTCTTTATATTATGCTTTGCAAGTGATGGGAGATACTCAGGATAAGACAGATGCTTACGCAGCACTAGAAGACACTGAGGTTGAAGATTACTTGGCAGATCTTATGAGTAATAAACCAGACGAAATAGCTTGTGACTGTCAACAATGAATCCCTATATAAAACTACTGTCCCGGAAACGAACTTGGACACCAGTACAAACATCTAAAGGAAAACTAAAAGAAGGTGCAGAAGAAACCATCTACCGTGCTCTTGCAATACGCCATATGGAGTTACCAGTTGGCGAGTTCATTACAGAAGCACTTGATAAGGAAGTTCCCGACTCTGCCAGAGCACTTCTAGAGTCAAACGTTAAGGACGAGATCAAGCATGATCTTGCACTTGGCTACATCACCAACGCACTAGGCGTAGATGAAAAAGCCGAAGCCGAAGCATTACGCTTACGTGCAGCGTGGGAGGAACATCCAGACCACACAATACTAAAAGCATTAGTAGCAGAAAGAGCAATCTTTTTTGTATTACTACCATTTTTTAGATTCTGTGGTGACGCCGGTCTAAGAACTGTCAGTGCTGACATATCCAGAGACGAGCAAGTCCATGTGGCAGCTAACTCATTGGTATGTACAGAGCTAGGTCTCAAGCCTAGTCAATCACTAGACAAGTTAAGAAAGGCAACTATCAACTGGGTAATGCAACCCTTAAAACAGAATGCCGATAGATATTTGGACAAAAAATTTTGGTTAGATGCCAGCGACAGACTAATGTACGAAGGCAAAGCACCAGAATTTTCACAAACTAAGGCAGCTAGAATGCCTGCATTCTTTGAACACTCAAATGTCAATCTCCCTCAATACTCTTAAACTACACAACGAGAAGCTCGATGATTTAGTTGACGAGTTAGAACAGAACTTTGGGTGGAAACCTATTCACCCCAAAGAAGATATAAATACAATAATGTATCGTGCTGGGCAAGCCAGTGTAGTTGATTACATAAAACAAAAACAAACAGAGGACGAAATCTAATGTGTATATTTGGAGGAGGCTCAACGCCTGCACCACCACCTTTACCACCAGCTCCACCACCACCATTGCCTCCTACACCTACTGCGCCACCTCCTGATCCAATAGTTAAGGATGTGAACCCACAGGTAAAAAGAGCAAAGGATGACCGTGGTAATAAAAGTAAAAACCAGTACTCAAAAGGTACAGAATCTTTAAGAATTAAATTAAAACCTAAAGTAAATACAGGTATGACTGGACAAGGAGGTTCAGGAGGGCTTAATCCATAATGACAGCCCGTGAAAGATACAATCAACTGGTAACAGATCGACAACAATTCCTAGACAAAGCCGTTGATTGTTCTAAACTCACGTTACCTTATTTAATACAAGACGATACATCTACAAGTCCTACACACGAATCTCTGAATATTCCGTGGCAATCAGTGGGAGCTAAATGTGTTGTAGCTTTAGCTGCAAAGTTAATGCTTGCAATACTACCTCCCCAAGCCACGTTCTTTAAACTACAAGTAAGAGATGACAAGTTAGGTGAAGATATGCCTCCTGAGATAAGAAGTGAATTAGACTTATCTTTTTCAAAGATGGAGCGAATGGTCATGGACTATATTGCTGCATCAAATGATAGAGTTGTTATTCATCAAGCACTTAAACATTTAATTGTTGGTGGTAATGCTCTTTTATTTATGGGTAAAGATGGTATAAAAAACTATCCTCTCACTAGGTATGTCGTCAACAGAGACGGAAATGGTAACGTCCTAGAAATAGTTACAAAGGAATTGATACATCGCGACGTACTCGGTTTTGATCTTCCAAAGAAGGAACCCAACACAGTCGTTGATAAAACATATGGTACTAATACTGATGATGTCGAAGTTTACACGTGCGTGAAACTACAGAACGGCAGATGGGTATGGTATCAAGAAGTAGAAGGTATGATAATACCGGGCTCACGTAGTACAGCTCCTAAGAATGCAAGTCCTTGGCTCGTCCTGACTTTTAATTCTGTTGACGGAGAACAGTACGGACGTGGTAGAGTAGAAGAGTTCCTTGGCGATCTCAAATCTCTAGAAGGTTTATCACAAGCTCTTGTCGAAGGAGCTGCTGCTGCCAGTAAGGTAATCTTTTTGGTCAGCCCATCTTCAACTACGAAACCAGCAACTATTGCAAAGGCTGGAAATGGAGCCATCGTACAAGGTAGGGCAGAAGATGTACAAGTTGTACAGGTTGGTAAGACAGCCGACTTCTCAACTGCTGCAAACATGGCACAAACAATAGAAAGAAGATTACTTGAAGCTTTCCTAGTTATGAATGTTAGGAATGCAGAGAGAGTAACAGCAGAAGAAGTCAGACTAACTCAGTTAGAACTTGAGCAACAGCTCGGTGGCATCTTCAGTTTGTTAACCGTATCTTTTTTAATTCCATACTTAAGCAGAACTTTATTAGTTCTACAAAGAAGTAATGAAATACCAAACTTACCAAAAGATATTGTACGTCCAACTATTGTTGCCGGTATCAATGCTTTAGGTAGGGGACAAGATAGAGAAAGTTTATCTATGTTTGTAGGTACCATAGCTCAAACGCTAGGACCTGAAGCACTAATGAGATATATAAATCCTGAAGAAGCAATTAAGAGATTAGCTGCTGCTCAAGGTATAGATATCTTAAACTTAGTCAAGACTGAAGCACAAATGGCACAAGAGAAAGAAATGATGATGCAACAACAGCAGAGTCAAACACTACTCGAACAGACTGGTCAACTTGCTAACAGTAAACTTGCAGACGGAGCAAACTTACAAGATCTTAGTCAAGCAATTCAACCTTCACCACCACAACAATAATGGCAGAAACTTTATCTTATGATAATACTCCTGACACAGAAGTTCTATCCGCAGAGGAACAGAACTCTCTTGAAGTAGGAGAAAAGTTAGTAGCAGAACAAGAACAACTACTAGCTGGTAAATATAAAAGCGCAGAAGAATTAGAAAACGCATACTTATCATTACAAAAAAAACTTGGACAAACAGAAGAAGAAGAAGTCGACTACGAAAGCACAGACGAAGGATATGAAGAAGAAGAAGGAAGCGATGAGGAGGTATCTGAATATGCTCCTGCGGTCAATCTGATAACTGAAGCATCTGAAGAGTACTATGCAAATGATGGACAACTTAGTGAAGAAACTATAGAGTCTTTTAGTTCAATGAGTAGTCAAGACTTAGTCAATGCTTATTTAGAAATACAAGCTAAAAATCCTCAAGCACAGGCACAGTCATACGAACTATCTGAAGCACAGGTTAACAGCGTTATGAATGCAGCAGGAGGAGAACAGAATTACAACTCAGTGATCGAATGGGCTGCAAGTAATCTTACTGAAAGACAAGTTGATGCTTTTGATTCAGTAGTTGATTCTGGAAATCCAGCAGCTATTAACATAGCTTTTCAAGGACTTCAATCCGCATACAATGAGTCAAATGGCTACGAAGGACGTATGATACAAGGCAAAGCTCCATCATCTTCCGGAAATAGTTTTAGATCTCAAGCCGAACTTGTCGCAGCAATGGGAGATCCACGCTATGATACAGATGAGGCATACAGAGATGATGTTCTCAGAAGACTAGACCAATCAGATCTTCAGTTCTAATTATGAAAACAAGAGATCTAGACACCCTACTCGAAAACGAGTATCCTTACGAACCACCTATTCAATTAATCGAAATGTCACACCACAACACCAACCCAATCTTTACACATGAAGCAGAACGTTTTAACGGCTGGGCAGCGATGCTTGGTTTTGTTGCTGCTGTCGGTGCTTATGTCACCACTGGTCAGATTATCCCCGGCGTATTCTAAGCCGAGGCAAATTTCCCCATATAAATGGAAGATGAGTTGCTTTGATTTTGTGCAAGCAAGACACAAAGTACTCTT